TTATCCACTCTATACTTGACTACACCTATTTTACCAGCATAAATAGCAGTTTTTACTGGGTGCATATAACAGAACAAAATAGTTAACGGGATCCAGAAGCAACCTGTTAGGAAGAGGGTTAAAGCTAATCTGTATTTCATTCTTAGTTTAAACATTAGAGCAACTCCCCTTTTTTTAATGCAAAGCAAAACGCACATAGTTTTTGACCACACTTTTCAACTTCATCAAGAAAAACCCTCTCACCACAGTGATCACAAGATAGTCCCCTGTCTTCGGGTTCTAGGTTATGATCTGGTAACTGATCTCCTGCGTAATATCTCATTTAAACACCTTCATGTTTTAGGTTGACTTCCAACCTGAAAACAGTCTACCACACACACAAACACTTTGTCAAGATTTTTTTTTATTTATTTTTTCCATTGACAATTTCGGATCAATATGTTACACTTTCTGTGGACTTAAAGCAATGAGGTTGTTCTTACCTACTGCATGAATTCAAAGGGATTAGCCTAGTCCACTAATCAATGCAGAGTAGCGACTGTGATGCCGAGGGCGATGGTCTTAAAAGAAAGTGGTTTATTTGTTAATCACTCCCAAAGAATACCGACTGGCGATTAGGACTCTTTCGGACAACTAACAAACTATTAAAGAAGATTATTTGCAAAGGGTCTTAGCTCTTGCTCTGCCTCAGGCTCAGGTCTTATCTCTACTCTTAGTTCTCATTCTAAATCATTCCAGCTTACTCCAGCTTACTCCTTGTTGTTTACCTTACTTCCACAACTTAAATACACCTTACTTTAAAAGTTAACATAACTATTGACAACTATTGAGTTTAGTGATATAATATATAAATGGGGTTAGCTTTTTAGAGGCAACACACTATCAGCGAGGTTGGGGCTAGGATAGGCAGTTTTTTTAAAATTAGGAGAACAGGAGCAAGGATTTCTTTACTCTAAAAAAAGGGAGTAGCAATGACGAAGCAAAGAGTAGTTGGCAGACCGTTGAAGTTTGAATCACCAGAAGAACTTAGGAAAGAAGTTAACAAGTATTTCGAACAAACGGAAGAGGGCAAATATTCTGTTACTGGACTTGCGTTAATTGTTGGCTCTAAACAACTGATCCAAGACTATGAGAAGAGAGAAGGCTACGCTGAAATAGTTAAAGAGGCTAAATTAATTATAGAAAACTCATACGAGCTGTCGTTAAGGAAGTCGGGTGGGGTACATAATATATTTGCTTTAAAGAACTTTGGTTGGAAAGATAGGCAAGAGATCGATCAAACTATCAGCGGTGGTGCGATGATAAACATCACGAGACCTGACAGAAAGGAGTAGTAAGGAATACCTTGGACCTAACACTGAACTTATACCAAGACGAGTTTTTGTTCTCAAAAAAAAGGTTCCCAGCTATCATATCCGCGATAGGCACAGGGAAGACGTTAATGTTGTTACTTAAGGTTTGGGATTTTTGCAATAAATATCCTGACTCATTAGCGTTATTGGTTAGAAAAGAATTTACAGATTTAAAAGATAGTACGATGAGCGACTTTGAGACATACTTCGGTGTGTCTATAGGTAGTGACAAGAACTTCGTTTGTAAGAACGGTAGCAAGATATTGTTTAGGCATGGTGCAGAGCTTAATGTATTAAAGAACTTGAATCTTTCCATAATAGGGATAGAGCAAGCCGAGGAGTTCGAAGACGAGACAACGTTCGATTTCCTTCGTGATAGGTTACGAAGACAGAACGCTCCGTACAGACAACTCTGTGTCATAGCTAATGCAAGAGGTCACAACTACCTTTGGAAGAGGTTTGTACAAGGTGCCGAAGCCAAAGTTATAAACGAAGATAACGGTGAATGTATATATAATAACGGTGAATACCACGCCACAACTGCTAACACGTTTGCTAACGAACACAACTTACCTAAAGATTTCGTGGATGATTTAAGAAGGATGGAAGTCGAAGCTCCTAATCATCATGCTCAGTATGTATTAAACAGCTTTGAAGAGTTAGAAGAAGATGATTTAGTGTTCACTTTTAGGGAGCTAGAAGAGTCTAGGCGGATAGAATTTAAGATGCGTGAGGGTTACGGTCTTAGGTTGATGGGGTTTGACGTTGCTAGGTATGGTGAAGATAAGTGTGCAGCGGTCGGAGGTATACAGTTAGGTGCGTTACATATTGGGAAGTCAACCACGTTGAGCAATGGTCTAAGAAGGATTTAGACTATTCAACTGGTCGCATCCTATCGACTTCATACGTTTACAAGTCCGATTACAGTATCATAGACGAGGATGGGTTAGGGTCGGGACCATTAGATACGATCATCAAGAGCCACGAGAAAGACCATTTTCGAGGGTTTAAGAACATAAAAGTAAGCGCACAGAATAACAGAGACTTCGCTAATACACGTACTGCTAATTGCTTCAAGCTAAAGAACATGATAGTTAAAGGGTTGATGAAAATAAACAGCGAAGAACTCATACAAGAGTTGATGACATTAAGGTACAAATACACCAATGACGGTAGAAGGATCCTAGTATCTAAAGAAGACATGAGGAAGAAAGGATACAAGTCTCCGAACGTAGCCGATAGTGCAATATACATGGTTTCTTTAATAAACGTAGTGACTAAACAACAAGCGAGCCAGTACATTAACAGGCGTACACATGCCAAGGATGCTGATTTGTTTAAGTTGGCAGGGATAAGATAGGAGGATTTATGGCAGCATTTAGCACAATAGCGATGATAAGTTTAGCAGCAATAGGTGCTGGTTCAGGGATATACTCAGCTAGTAAGACAGGTAAAGGGATGGAATTACCAGATATGCCAGAACCTCCTTCACAACAAGACGCAGCTAAGGTAGCAGGTGAAGAGTTAAAGCGTAGACGGACAGCGATGAGTCGATCAGAGAGTGTCGCCACGTCACCACTGGGAATAGCTAACGAGTCTAATCTAGTTAAAAAGAAGTTGTTAGGCGAATGATTATAAGCGTATACCAAGATAAGTATAAAGAAGACGTGCTAGAGTTAGTCCGAGACTTCTACGAAGAGTACATTAAGGACTTCGACTCAGGAGCAGAAGAGGATAAGATTTACATGGCGATAACAGCTTGCAAAGATAACGCGTTCGTTTTGGTCAAAGATGATAAGTGCGTAGGGGTATTGGGTGGTATGGAAGTCACGTCCCAGTTAAACAACAAGAAAGTGTTCCAAGAAGTCATTTGGTACACCAAGGCTAAGTACCGAAGGTACGGGATCAAGTTGCTAAAAGAGGCACAGCAAGCCTTAAAAGATAGAGGGTTTTCAACTATAATCATGGCTTGTCTACACAATGATAAAGCCGATAAGTTATTCAAGTTCTACAACCGTATGGGGTATAAGCCTTTCGAGACCCAATTTATCAGGAGTATATAAAATGAGTGGACCACGAGCTAAAGAGTTAATAGGAAAGTTTGAGGAAATAAAGGGATTGCGTTCTAACTTCGAGTCTTACTGGCAGAGTTTGCACGATTACTTTTACGTTGAGTCTGACAATCTGAACAAGACTTATTACCCTGGCACTGAGTTAGACTTTACTTACCTCTGGGACACAACGAGCCTAGAGTCTGCGGACGTATTAGCCAGTGGGTTTATGAATTACTTAACACCGCCAACGAGTAAATGGTTCAGGTTAAGGCATAGTAACCCTGCTCTGGTAGACAACAAGAGGGTCAACTCATATCTAGAGGATGTATCTAGTGAAGTCATCCATACTTTAAACAAGAGTAACTTCTATAACCAGATGATTAGTGGGTATAAAGCGAGTGGAGTGTACGGTACAAGCTGTATGCTAGAAGAGGAAGACATTGAAGACGAGGCTAGGTTCTATCATCTCCCGATAAAACAAGTATACTTAGTTGAGGACGGTAGAGGTAGGGTCACTGAATATTATATAGAGTTTGAGTACACAGCGTATCAAGCCGCGAGTAGGTGGGGTAAAGAGAACTTATCTACTGAGATGCAAGAGGAGTTGGTTGGGCGTAACTCAGATAAGAAACATAAGTTTTTATTGTTCATAGGTAAACGACACGTCTTTGAGATGAGGAAGACAGATAAAAAGAACATGGCTATTGAAGCCTTGTGGATTGACGTTAAGGGTAAGAGAGTTATAGACGAGAGTGGGTACAATGAGTTCCCAGCGTTCACGCATAGATTCGATAAGAGGTCTTTCATTGTATGGGGTTTCTCACCAGCTATGAAGGGATTACCTATGGCTAGAATACTTAATGCAGTGGCTAAGACTAACTTAAGGGCTATGATGAAACACACTGATCCTCCGATAGCAGCGCCTGATAACGCGTTCATTATGCCTTTTGATGGTAACCCAAGAGCGGTTAACTATTACGATAAGACAGTTGTCGATGGATCAAAGAGCATCTTCCCTTTTGGTAACTACGGTAACCCACAAGCTGGTATGGAGTCGTTAGAGTATTACACCCAGAAGTTAAGGAAGACAATGTTTAACGACATATTCTTAGCCTTCGAGAACATAACTAAACAGATGAACAACCCAGAAGTAATGGAACGTATAAACGAGAAGATGACTTTATTGGGACCAGCAGTAGGACGCATGACAAGTGAAGTCTTAAACCCTATCATTATAAGGACAATAGGGATCCTATTCAGACGAGGTAAGTTACCTGAACCCCCAGACGAGTTGAAGATAGACGGTAGCTACAATATAGATTTCGTTGGTCAGTTAGCACAAGCACAGAAGAGGTCAGAGATGTCTTCGTTAAACGCTGCGTTAGGTGCAACAGCCCAGATAGCACAGTACGCTCCAGAGGTGTTGGATAAAATAGATAGCGACAAAACAGTTGATGAGATCTGGGATATTACTGGAGCTAGTCAACAGGTGTTAAGAGATGATGGTGAGGTACAGAAGATTAGAGAGGGTAGAGCCGCACAACAAGCTAAGATGGAAGAGATGGCTATGTTACAAGGCGTAACCCAGACAGTTAAAGACGCTAGCCAGGCTGATTTAAACTTATCGAAGGCAGGTCAAGAATGATAAACTTGTCAGACATAAACTATGTAAAGAAGTTACAAAGCGATATGATAGCAGTGTTCACAAGCCCTGCTGGTAAGGATATATTAAAGTTCTTGGAGAAAACATGTGGTTGGTACAGTACAGTATTTGACCCTACAAATAGAGACAACACATTAGTCCAAGATGGTAGAAGGCAGGTAGTCGCTACAATCAAGACGTTGATGGAACTAAAGCCAGAGGAAATTGTGGCTTTAGATAAGCAAAGGAGATGACCGTGGAAAATCAAGACACCCAAGTAATGGATAATGTCGAGGGCCAACAGACTCAACAGACAGGAGAGCCAACAGTGATCAGTTGGAAAGAAGGGTTAACAGGTGATATAAAGAATAGCCCTATCTTACAGAAGTTCGAAGATACTCCAGACGGGTTAAGCAAAGCGTTTGAGAGTTACCATAATTTAGAGAAACTATTAGGACATGAGAAAGTTCCTTTACCAAAGGATGATAACGACACCGAAGGGTTCGCTCGGTTAAACAAGGCTTTAGGCGTGCCTGACGCAGCCGATAAGTATGGGTTAGCTGATGTAGAGTTACCGACTGGTATGGAAGGAGTATCAATAGATAAGAAACGGTTTAGCGAGATAGCTCATGCTCACGGGTTACGACCGTCACAAGCTAAAGGGTTATGGGAAGCTTACACCGATACGTTAAAAGAAGGATACAGCAAAGCGACAGAGAAAGTATCTTTAGACATGGACAAAGTTATAAACGAGTTACGGAGCGACTGGGGCGATACCTATGACGCTAACGTTGAGATAGGTCAGATGGTTATAAACAAGTTCTCTCCTGATGAGTCAACTGAACAGTTTTTGACCAGTGCCTTATCCAAAGACCCAAGAGGCGTTAAGTTCTTGGCTAAGGTAGGCGGTCAGTTTAAAGAGAATGCAATAGGTGATTTCAAGTATAAGAAGTTTAGTATGTCTCCAGATGAGGCACAAGCAGAAGCGGACAAGATTATGACTGACCCGAATCATCCGTACAGAAGCGAGAAAGCGTCTGATGCAGAGCATGAAGCTGCTATGGACACAGTGAATAATTTGTTAAGAATGGCTGGGCGAAGGTAACCATGGGGTCTTCGGCTAGTGGTGATATAGTAGACAACTCGTAAGAGCCTACAATGTTTTTGCAAGACAGGCTGACCTGTAAGGGTAATCAGGCTTAATGCAACATGGAGAAAAAGATGGCTGACACACAAACCACTATTTACGGTCAAGCGTATTCGAAGAATATTATGCAACTTGCACAGCAGAAATATTCTAAATTGTTAGGTGCGGTTTATTTAAAACCAAACGTAACTGGAAAGACCTTCTATCAAGACCAGATAGGCGAATGGTCAATGGAAACTAAGGGCGGACGTAACGTGCAGACTCCTAACAATGACCCTACCCTTGCTCGAAGAATGGGTACTATGGTTGATTACCACGATAACCGTTTACTAGACAGAGGCGATGAATTACGGACTATCTCTGACCCAAGAAGCTCTTACACAATAGCAGCTGGTCGTTCTTTAGGAAGAAAGATCGATGACGTTATCGTAGCTGCAATGACTGCTACAGCATTATCAGGTGAGACTGGTTCTACTTCTGTAACATTAGGTACAAGTAGGATCGTAGCTCATACTGCAACTGGGTTAACATTCGCAAAGGTAACACAAGCCAAACGTTTGTTGGATGACGAAGACGTTGAGATGGAAGACAGATATTTTGTTGTAAGCCCACAAGGGTTGGAAGACCTTTTGAATGTAGAAGAAGCAACATCAAGTGATTACGCAGCGGTGAAAGCTCTTGTCCGTGGTGAGATTGATACATGGATGGGTTTCAAATGGATAACTTCAACTCGGTTAGCAGAAGTTGCATCAAACACACGAAGTTGTTTAGCGTTTCAAAAATACGGTCTATGTTTAGCGATGGCTGCTCAACCTTTAGTAAGAACAGATGAAAGAACAGATTTATCTTACTCTTGGCAAGTATATTATGAATTGAACATAGGTGCTGTACGGTTAGAAGAAGCTCGTGTTGTCAGGGTTGACATCATAGAAGCCTAATCACATAAATATGCTATAGGCATATAGGAGGTTTAACATGACTGCATACAAAGGTGCAAACGTAACAAAGTATGACGCAGGTGGAAGTGGAGACAATTATATCCCTGACGGATATATCAAGTCTGTAGAGAAGATTTGGCTAGATAATTTAGCTATCGGAACCACAACTCTTGCTACTGATGACACTGTAATTATTGCAACAATCCCAGCGAACAAAAAGATTACTGGAGTTGAAGTAATTTACGCAGCGTTGACTACAGAAGGTTCAGGAACTGGCAGTACGCTAAACGTAGGTATCACTGGAGACGCTACAAAGTTTATCAACGCAGCTGAAATGGGCGTTGCGGTTGGTGGAACAATTCAAGCTTCGGCTTTAAATAGGGCTGCAATGAACAACCCTGATGGTATGCAATATGTTACCACAGCGGAAACTGACATTGTACTTACTATTGGAAGAAAAGCTTTGACAGTTACAACATCGACTATCAAGACTATTGTACGGTACACTTAGGTTTATCTAGGGGGGGCTTCGGTCCCCCCTCTTTAACTGGGGAATGTAATGACAAAAACAGATATATGTAACAAGGCGTTGACTGACATAGGTGCTGCTCCTATTGTAAGTATAGCCGATGACACGCCAAACGCTAGAGCATTGAGCAGAGTTTACGATACATCATTAGAGACTTTATTAGGTGAATGTATGTGGTCGTTCGCGACTAAGCGGAGGCTTTTAGTTTTAAGTTCACAGACCTTTGAGTGGTACGACACTTCCGAGACGATAGTGTATGTGAGACCAACTGACATAGTTAGGATATTCGGTACTAACAGTTCAGACGCTACTTGGCGAGAAGAAGGTGATTATATAATTTCAGACACATCAGGTTTAGGGATAAGATACGTTTATCTATTGGATAGCCCTACAAAATATTCCGCACATTTCATAAACGCGTTCGAAGATTTGTTAGCGGCTAACATTGCGTACTACATAACCAACAGCAAAACTCAAGCAGAGAGACTTAAGAAACAATACCTTCAAGTGTCGTTACCTAAATCCAAGAGCAAGAATGGTCAGATAGGTAGACAACAGACATTTAAGGATGACGCTTGGGAACTAGCTAAGTACAACAACGGGAACCCAAATGCCTAAAGTTGATATAAATAAAACTTCATTCGTTAGTGGTGAGATCGCTCCTGCTTTGTATGGTAGGACAGATATTCTACAATACTCAACAGCCTGTGAGATAGTAGAAAACTTTTTGGTTAGACCTTACGGTCCAGTAGTGAGTACGCCTGGGACTAGATACATGGCAGAGGTTAAGGACTCAAGCAAACGTACAAGGCTTCTAGAGTTTGTGTTTAGTCGTAGTGACTCGTATGCGATAGAGTTTGGTGAAGAATACTTTAGGTACTACACAGATAGAGCAGTTGTAGTGACTACTGGTACGACACCGTTAGAAATTGCTCACGTTTACCAAGAAGACGAACTGTTTGAAGTTCAATACGCTCAGAAGAACGATGTAGTTTACATGGATCACGGTTCACATCCTCCACAAAAATTAACAAGAGTATCTTCGACCTCATGGACGTTTGCAGAATTTGATGTACTTAACGGTCCGTTCCTAGACTCTAACTTAACAGCTATAACAATGACTCCGTCTGCGACATCGGGGAGCATAACTATAACCCTAAGTGCCACAACGAGTAACATAAGGTTTGTACCATCGGGTTCAACGATAGGACACAGAAATTCTTACTGGGCTATTGGTGGTTCAGTGAGTGCTACGACACGAGGGTATGTACAGATAACAGCAGTGTCGAGTTCGACTGTAGCTTTGGCTACGGTAATAAATGCTTTGCCAAGTTCAGCGGCTACGACTGACTGGTCAGAAGGAGCGTGGAGTGGTGTGAGAGGGTTTCCTGCTTCTGTTGCGTTTCATGAATCAAGGTTATTTTTCGCTAGGACTACTTATGAGCCTCAGAAGGTTTGGGGTAGCAAAACATTTAGATACGATGATTTCGATTTAGGTGAAGCGTTGGATGATGAAGGATTGAACTTTGAGTTATCAAGCAACGAAGCAAACTCAATAAACTGGCTCGTTTCTGGGACGTCTTTAGTGGCTGGGACCTTTGGCGGTGATTTTATTATAACGTCACCAGCAGGAGAGCCATTGACTCCAAGCAATGTTAACGCAAAACGGGGAACGTCTTGGGGAAGTGAGCGTATCGTACCTAGGAAGATAGGAAGTTATCTTTATTATATACAGAGGTTTGGCAAGAAGTTACGGGAACTATATTATTTTTGGGAACGTGACACATACAAGTCGGTGGACATTACTATTTTGTCACCGCATATATTGGATGAAGTAGTCGATATAACTTACCAACAGAACCCAGACAATACTTTATGGTGTGTAAAAACTGACGGGACGTTAGCTGTACTCACGCGAGAAGTTGATCAACAAGTCCAAGGATGGTCTAGGCATACTACAGACGGTAATTACGAAAGTCTAGCTACAATCCCTTCTACTGTCGATGACTATGATGAAGTGTGGGCTATAGTGAATAGAACAATAGATGGATCAACAGTCAGATACGTTGAGTATTTTGAAAACCCAGAGCCTCCTTCTAGACAGGATTTATGTTTGTACTTACACTCGGCTTTAACTTACAACGCGTATACCGAGACCACTGCAACAACATCATCAACTGCAACCACTATATCTCTAAGTGCGACTGGTGGAACAATCGCAGTAACTACGTCTTCGGCTTACTTTTCAGTGGGTGACGTTAACAATAGAATTAGAGCTATTGATGGAGACGGTGCAACCATAGGTGAAGGAGTTATCACTATTGTTTCTTCAAGTACGTTAGCTTACATTACTACATCCCTAGATTTCACAGCGTCAACCTTTGCCCCAGGGAGATGGGGCGTTTCAGTAACGACCATAACAGGATTATCACATTTGGAAGAAGAGACTGTCAGGGTATTGGCTGATGGTGGAGTTGATTTGCCAGCTAAAACAGTAACGAGCGGTTCGATAACCTTAAACTATAATTATTTCGTGGTAAGCGTTGGGATGCCTTACACCCAAAAATTAAGGTTGTTACCTTTTGAAGCTGGTAGCGTGAGAGGCACAGCTCAAGGTAAAATCCAGAAGATAAGTCAGTTAGGGTTTAAATTGAATAGGTCGTACCGAGGATTCAAGGTTGGTAGAGACTCAAGTAACTTAAGTACAATATCGTTCAGAGACCCTTCAACTTTCTTGGGTACACCTGAGAGCTTGTTCAGTGGTATGGCTGCTAACATAACTTTTGAAGGTAATTACGAGTATGGTTCCAAGGTAGAGATCCAAAACGAAGACCCGTTGCCGATAGAGATTCTATCCGTAGCGGTTAGCTTAGAGACTTACGACAAGTAAAGGAGATTAGATATGGCGATGTTCGCAGCATCAATAGCTATGGCAGGCTTGCAAATAGCACAAGGGATGGCTTCAAAGAAGGTAGCTAACTATAACGCTGGGATTTACGAGGAGCAAGCCAAGTTCATAGACTATAACAAAGAGATAACCACGTCCCAGTATGAGAGAGCAAAACGCAAGGCTGCTGGTACAACCACTGCTAGGATAGCTGCGTCTGGGTTAGAGCTAGGCGGTAGTCCTATGGCTGTCATGTTAGACACCTTAACCCAAATAGAGTTAGACAAATCGTATTCTCTATATAACTTAGATAAAGATAGACGGTCGGCTTTGTATAGTGCCAACTTGTACAAAATGCAAGGGAAGGAAGCTATGCGTAGTTCTTATTCAAGCGCTTTCAGTACACTCTTGTCTGGTGCATCTAAAATGAAGTTTGGTGGAGGTGCAGGAGCTGGGGGGGGAACAAGTGCAGGAGCTAGCAGAGCATCAACAGGAGCATCGGCTTATACGCCATAAGGAGAAAAAATGCCAGTTTTACCAAGATACGACTCAAAGGGGACGATAGACACAAGTAGCTTACCTGGACCAATCAGAGCGGACAAGAAGATTGACACGTCTATGGTTGAAGCTGGTGTTGAGATGTTACAGAAGTGGTCAGACGCTAACGACACAATCCAGTACACGATGTTCAAGAATAACGCAGAGGCTCGTACCAACGACCTTCTGGATAGAGCGGAACAAGACCCAGACTACAACAACACTGATTTATATCGGTCTGAACTTAATAAGATACGGGGTCAATCGGTAAAAGGGTTCACCAATAAACTTGTAGAGCAGAAGGCGTCACTGGACTTCGATGCACTAGAGAACGAAACCAACTTAAAGATAAACAATATATTCCGTAAGAAACAGATCCAACAAGGGCAAGTAAGTTTGTTCGAGAATAACAAGTCGGCTCAAGCCAAGTACGTTCTAGCTGGGAAGACAGAGAGAGCGGCTATTAAGGCTAAACAACAAGAAGCCAATTCGTTGAATTTGGCTACTGGAGTCATATCCCCTACTCAGTATAATTCTTATAGCACAGCAATAGCTGAGTGGGATTATTATAGAGCGCTAAGTGATGCGGATAGAGGTGACCCTAGCGATGTGTCCGCTCGGATAAAGGAATATGGCTTAACTATAGAACAATCCAAGAAAGCGTTATCTGAGATAGAAAGCATAGCAAAGATTAAGCAAAAGCAGTTCGATATAGGTACGGAGCTTAGATATTCCGAAACACAGTCAGAGTTAATTGATGTGGTTAACAGCGAACAGTCTTATGTCGATAAGTTAAATAGCATTCAAACTGCAGAAGACTATGATGGTATTGATGCGACAACAGCAAAGTCCATGAAGAAGTTTCTCAATAGCAAAGCTAAGGAAGATGCCAAGACATATAACGAAGACCTTTACGATGTTACACAAATCATAGGTGATCTTCAAGAGGACTTTGACAAGGATTCAGATAAAAAAGATGGAATATCATTCTTAAGGGCGAAGCGTGAAGCCAAGAAGTCGGTAGTAGACTTGCAGGCTAAAGGACGCTTATCGCAGACCGATGCTAAGAAGTTACTAGAGAAGATAGACGTTCAAACAATTAAAGAAAGTAGAGAATCGGCAAAGGTGTTAGGGGAAGGCGGAGTGTCTTGGGGTTACACCTACAATGATGCTAGGGACTCGTTTAAGAAATTGACTAATCCGAGTTTAAAGTATGAGGCTATGAGGCGGTATTTCTACGCAACCGATAAGCAAGGGTTAGGTAACAAAGACAGGAAGCGCATAGCTAACAATATAATTAAAGAGTTAGACAAATCAATATTAAATAAAAGGGAAGAAAATTATTCCAACGAAAGGAAGCAATTAAAAGAAGGAGAGATCCTTATTAGACGTGGTGGGATCGTAGGCGGTGAACTAGAGAGTAAGGTTCGCAAAACAGACGAGAGGTTGTAGTGAAGGATACCTTTAAACCATTAACTCCCGATACCGAAGACACATTCAGACCGTTTGGCACAGGTCTCAACGTCTCTGGGGTCAAGGAGCCAGACATCCGAGGCTCATCAGACGATGACGTTGGGTTTATGAATAGAGCTTACAATTATGTTAAAGGCACAGCCTTAGCATTCCAAGGTATTACTTCCCTAAAGACTAAAGACGCGGTAAAAGGTATACCAGACGTTGCAATATCCGCACAAGCTGGGTTCACGCAGTTCCCTGCCCAGTTAGGGAAGGGTTTCAAGTTGTTAGGGGACTCATTAAACTTCACAGAAGAAGAAGCCGAGAGTTCAGTACAATTCTATATATCACAAGGAATAGACGAGGGTGAAGCTAGACGAAGAGTCAACTCGTTTGGTCCCAAGAGTTTCAATAGCTTAGGTAAAGCCTTGTGGGATTTTGGGGATAACGTTAGCGACTACTGGACAGATCAGACTACGGAACTATTAACGCTACAAACGCCTGAAACATTTGAAGGAACTTTCTTGGAAAACCCATCAGTCACCAGAGCAATATCGTTAGCAGCAAACAGTAGTGTATACCTAGGGATGAGCGCTATCGTTACTATGTACACAGGAACCCCTGCATTTGCGGGTTTTCTATTAGGGACAGTCGAGGCTGTTGACATATACGATGAAGCCAAGAGTAAAGGGAAAACCGATTCAGAAGCCTTAGCCTTGTTTGGTGTTGGCACTGTAGGTATAGGGTTGCTTGAGACTACTGGGTTAGACTTGATATTTAATAAACTACCTAAAGGAACAATGAATAAGTTCCTTGATATAACGCTCGGAGCTATCGGTGAAGGTGCGACAGAAGGTGGTCAAGAGTTGTTCCAGAACTTAGTAGCTAAATATGGTTATGATAAGTCAAGATATATTTGGCGTGGGGTTTTAGAGAGTGTGATCGCTGGGGGTATTAGTGGTGGTGTAATGACTTCTTTAACTCCTAAAGTAAGGGATATGCAAAAGCAGACGTTCAAGGATTTAACTACAGAAGAGATAGAGCAAACAGCAACTGCTGTATCTGAATCGATACAAAAGAACTCTCAGCCCATAGACTCCATATTGAAAGATAACATGGGTAAGGTCACAAACTTCATAGACGGTCAAGAGGCTACAATAGACGATGAAGGTAACCTTGTGATGCCTGAAATCCAAGAAGCCAAGAAGTACAAGAGTGCAGAGGAGTTTGTTAAAAATACAACTATTGATGTAGGTATAAAAGATAAACAAGTTGCTAAAAAGGGAAATGATTTTATAACTGATAGAATTAAAAACGATTCTGGGATAGAGGAAATATCTCTTGTTGGTTCTCACGCAAAAGGCACAGCAAGAATGGAAGGTGATTTTCTTAAAGGAACTGAACCATCTGACATAGACCTTGTTATTATAAAAAAAGGACAGGACAATGAAGCAGTGGAGAAGGCTAGTACCATAGCAGAAGCCAAGAGAGAAGTAGAGCAGTCAGTGTCTATAAAGATTAGTAGCATGTATAAAAAGGCTTCCCTGAAACCAGACACTACAAAGGCTGACATCAAGACTTTCCAAACAGAGATCACAGAAGTTATAAATAATCTTCCTTTACCAGCTAAAGACAAGGCTAAGTTCCTATCTTCGATAAAGAACGTTCATTCCAAGGCTACACTATTAAAGCAGTTAGACGAAGTTGATCGTAGAGCTAAAAAGTATTTCGAAGCCGAGGCGAAAACTAGAACCATAAAGGAAATAGATAAAGAACTCAAGAGAACAAAATCCACAAAGAAAGGTAAGTACGATTACGAAAGCAACAAGCTGTTCGATGAGATTAGAGCGATAAACAAAATGACATCTGGAAAAGCTCAAGCTGAGTATGACAAAATAGATGGCGATGATAGTTATCTCGGTAAAGTTAAAAAGCGTATGTTGCAAGCTAAGGTCAACGGAAAAGATTACACGTCACCTTATTTGTACCAAAAGATTTTAGAAGACATTAAAGCACTCAAGGCTATTGGCGAGTCATCAAAGAGTATTGAAGATTTCTATAAACGGTTGGAACGCGACAAGTTGAAGGAAGACGTCACAGTTAAAGTTTCACAATCTAAACTAGACGGTAAAGGCGTACAAGCTAAAGCCCTCAATGCGTATTTAAGTGGAGTTGGTTCAAACTACTCTGTGCTTAATGCTTTGTTCGGTACAGAGTTGGCTGAAAGGTTAGACCCTGAACTTTCAGAGTCTAAAAAGAAAGACGCTATAAGTGTAAAGACCCAAGAGGTATCAGACAGAGTAAAAGATATATTCGGGTTGAGGACTTCTTCACAAGTGGCTGAGGTTATGTCTCAACTTAGGGAAGAAATTTACTCTTTAAAATACCCTAATGGAGACACCTCGTATATGACTAAAATGAATGTAATGGATATATATAATTCAATAAAGAACGATAAACGTAAAAAACAGTGGTATGACTATTTCGGTAATGATCAAATAGATTACTTGGTTAGCCAACTCACAGAAGAAGAAATAATTTTAGCGGATTCTTTACAAACCGAAGCTCAGAAATACTTTGATGTGCATAACGAAGATAGCATAAAGAGAATAGGCAAAGGGTTAGGGGTGGTAGACAATTACTGGATGTCTACGTCTGAACGTTATGTTGATCCTGCTGACGATTATAAAATGCAAAGCAACGTACCAACAGCACAAAAGACGCGAGCTAAGGGTAGGGTCATACCTGTACCTGGTGATGCTATAAGAAAACTTATGGCTCATATATCCCAAGGGGAACACGTCAGGCATTTATCTGAACGGTATGTAGAGTCAAAGCGTTTTATTTTAGACCCCGACACTAAACGCCTAATAAAAAGTAAGTTTGGATCCAATGTTTACAAGTTGTTGGATGACCAAATAGAGTTAATATCATTGAACAATACAAACGAGTCCCTAGACGTTGTAAGTGGTATTTTCAATAAAGCATTGAACAACTGGGTCACAGCAAAAGTAGCCTCACCTTCTGTTTTCGCTAAACAGCTTATATCGTTTAACAATTTTATGGAGTTTATGCCTACAACTACTTGGGCTAAGTACACGATGGAAGGTCTTGCAAACCCTAAAAAAACATTCGATTACATGTGGAAGAAGTTCCCATTTCTCAAATTAAGGTTTTCCCAAGGGTATACGGAAGCTGTATCTAATGCTGTTGATACATCGGGGCAGTTAATAAATGAAAAGTCATGGAAGAAACGTCTTTCAATCCTAGGGCGTACTGGTGATGTAACAGCTATAATATACGGTGGGTATGCTTATGTTAAGCATTTGGAAAGCATGAACGTACCAGAGGCTCAAATAAACGATATGTTTAACACGGTAACATTAAAGACCCAACAGTCTAGGTTAAGTACAAACAGGTCAAAGTTACAGAACATTTCTAATGTATTCGCCAGAGGTATGATGGCATTTATGAATACCCCTAGCCAATATGTTAGACGCCAAGGTGACGCCATAATAAGTTACTCTAAGAAAGATATTTCTGGTCAACAGTTGGCTAAAATTGTCGGGTTGTACGGGATCTTGCAGCCTGCCTCTTATGCTTTGGTATCTGGTTGGGTAGCTTCATTGCTTTATGGAAAGTCTAAAGATTTTGAAGAATATCTTAAAGATATATTAGTCCGCATCATGATAAACCCGTTTTCGGCTATACCTGTACTAAATGATGCTTCTGAATATTTAGCTCGTAAATCCGTGGGCTTAAAAGCGTGGAAAATATTTTCTTATCCATTGCTAGATGACATAGAAAGTGCTTTCAGGAGCCAAGAGTTTTTAAGTATTATTACTGAGGTCACTACAGGGGTACCAGTTAAAAATATTGAAAGGATTATAAAAAGAGGGAGATAAAATGAGCGTAGACACAACAACCAGAAAACAGTTATATCCTATGAATGGAGTAACAGTGGCTTTTGATTACACGTTTAGGGCTTTAGTCGGACAACCGACATACATCAAGGCTACGGTAAAAGATTTGACTACCTTAGCGGAGACAGATTTAGCATACACAACGGATTACACCGCAACTGTTGACTCTACTGGCGTTGGTGGCACTGTGACTGTAGTGGATGCACAGAGTACGAACGAGCAGTTAATAGTTTATAGAGATACGACTGATGATCAAGAAACCCAGTACAGAGATTATAACCAGTTTCCTGCTAGTACAGTGACGAGTGATTTCGATAAGAGGACTTTGGTTTCTCAGGAAGTATCGGAAGGAATAGATA